CCTAAAGTTTAGTGAATCAACCAAATCATAAACATAAACTAAAGGCATACGTTGTCTTAAAACACCTGATACAAGTTTAGCATAATTCCAGAACTCAGGATTAAATGCGTGATTTAAACCTGTGTGAACTTGTTTATCACCATTGGTATCAATATATTCGATATCGTATCTTTTTTTCTTAATCTTAACCATTTTACCATTTTCGTCTGCTTCTTCAACTTCAAAAATATTCTTAACAACCTCACATTCTTTTACGCTACTTGGTAGATATGCCAGGCCATTTTCAAGTTTACCTGTGAAAATCTCATATGGCCTTCCATCACGTAATCCAACGACGGCAATCCATTTTTCGAGATTATTCTGGAAACGATGAATATCAGCTTTCAATCTCTTTGGACGTTTTGGTACATGAATTTCTGTTGGTATTTCTTCTTTTTTATCATTGTTAATTAATACACCGCTACGAGATCCATCACGATAAACCGTACAACCTTTACATCCAGATTTCCACGCAGTTTCATAAACTTTTGAAACTAAATCTTCTGTAACATCGCTTGGAAGATTAACGGTAACAGAAATAGAATGATCAACATGTTTCTGTAAACGTCCCTGCATTTCAACTTTCTTAACCCAATCAACATCATTTGCAGTTGCTTTATAATACGGTGATTTCTTTACTACTTTATCAAGATCATCATTGGACATTTTCTTTACCGCCTCAATATCATATCCATTTCTTTCAAGCCAAGTTTCAAATTTATGATGAAATACAGGATATTCAGTCCACGCAATATTCTCATCATCAATAAAATCAACACGAATATCTTTTTCTTGTGGATTTATTTTGCGCCTACGTTTGTAGAAAACTTCAAAAGCTGGCTCAATTCCTGATGTGGTCTGTGTCATAATACTGACAGTCCCCGTTGGTGCTATAGTAAGAAGCGCAATGTTTCTGCGACCATTTCTTTTCATGGCTTCATATAAAGTCGGACTTTTTTCTTTAATCCTTAAAATAAATGGATTATTTTCTTCACGTTTCCAGTCATAAATCGGAAATGCCCCACGTTCTTTAGCCATAACCATTGATGATTCATACGCACATAATTTTAATGTTTCATGAACCTTTTCACTAAACTTTGTTGCTTCTTCAGTTCCATACATTAAACCCAACGCAGCTAACATATCACCTTCACCTGTAACACCAAGACCTGTTCTTCTTCCTTTTTTGGTTTTCTCTTTTATTCTTTCCCAAAGTTGACGTTCATACATTTTTAAAAATTCATCTTCAGGATCCGAATTAATTTTGTCGATTATTGCATCAATTTTTTCAAGTTCAAGATCTATGATATCATCCATATATCTCTGTGCTTTAACAACGTCACTTTTAAACAAGTCCCAATTAAAATGAGCGTCCTGCGCCAATTCATCATTATGATAAAATGGATTTATAACATAACCAAATAGGTTAAGCGCTAATAGTCTACAACTATCATCGGCACAAAGAGGAATTTCACCACAAGGATTGGTGCTTATTGTTTTATACCCTAAATCAGCATAACAATCAGGAATACTTTCACGAATAATCTGATCCCAGAACAAAATACCTGGCTCAGCTGATTTCCATGCATTAAAAATTATTTTTTTCCAAAGTTTTTGTGCATCAACATCTTTACTATATTTCGGCTGACCTTCTATTGGATACTGTTGAGTATACATTGTGCCATTCATGGCACATTCCATAAAATCATCATGTAATTTAACAGAAATATTTGCACCTGTAACCTTACCTTGAGATAATTTTGCGTCAATAAATCTTTCCGAATCGGGATGCCTAATTGATATACTTTCCATTAATGCTCCACGTCTTCCATCTTGTGCAACTTCCTTTGTGCTTGAGGAGTATCTTTCCATAAATGGAACTACCCCTGTAGAAGTTATTGCACTATTTTTAACTGGACTACCTGTAGGACGAACAAAGGAAAGATCCAATCCAACACCGCCGCGTCTTTTTTCCAATTGTACCAGTTCTTGGTCTAGTTTTAAAATCCCTCCGTAACTATCTGATTCACCTTCATTCCCAATAACAAAACAATTACTAAGGGATACAACCTGAAAATTGTTTCCAATTCCAGACATTGGTGAACCCTGTGGAACTATCCTGTTAAAGTTTTTTAGTGTATCATATATTTCTTCCTCAGATAATGGATTAGGGTAATTACCTTCTATTCTCGCTAATTCCCTAGCAATCCTATGATGCATATCATCAGGGGTCAACTCATAGTAATTTTGGTCGTCTTTTAAGCAATATTTTTTAATCCAAACATCGGTTGCTAATTCATCTCCTTTAAAATATTGTAATGTTGCTTCACGTACTTCTTGTTTGGTGTAGGTTTTGTGTTGTTTTTCGGTCATTATGATAGTTAATTTTATGCTTTATTTTATTATTAAACTTAACTCTTCTCTAATTTCAACCTGTACCGCCATTCTGTTTAAGTTTTAATTGTCTTTCTTTAAAAGCTTGGGCGGCTCTCAGGCGTTTTTGTTCTTCAGTCATTCCTGGCGGTTCAACAACTTTTGGTTGTTCTTCTTTAAGTTTTGATTGCCTTTCTTTAAATGCCTGTGCCGCTCTTAAACGTTTTTGTTCTTCAGTCATTTCTGTTAATTCGTCAATTTTTGGCGGTTCTTCTATAACGACTTTTGTTTCAACTTCAATAGCGACAGACGTTGCAACATTTTCAACATGAGTGTTTTCTATTTCAGAAGGACTAACATCTTCAGAAAATGTTTCCATTGCCATATCATTTCCGTGCTCTAATTCATGAAGTTCACTTATTATAAGGTTCTTTTTTTCAATAAGTTTATCAACCTCAGATTCGACCTGTTCTCTTATCTTACTTTTTGTTATTTGAGAAGCTTTATAGACTTCTTGTGCTCGTTCTTTTTTCTTCTCAGCTTTTTCTTCTGCATGTCCAAGAAGAGTATTTTGTGTATCAGTATCAAACTGAAGATATTCGTTATCAAATTTACAGTTCTGGAAAACCACACCGTCTTTACCAATACGTGATTTAAGTAATGTGATATTAGCTAAATTATGTTCTTTTTGTTCAAGTGTTTTTGCAGCTGAAATAACCACATGACCAACCTGTGCTTTCTTAATTGAACCGCCCATCTGATCAGTTGTTACAACGTCCGCACCAATACTATCTCTGTTTCCTTGAGTTGCAGTCCAAATTGCAATATTGAACTCATCTGTCATTGCTTCCAGACTTCTCATAATAGTACCTTCACCTTTCCATTCTTCTCCTGTTAATGTTCCTTGGCTAGCGATACAATCGATGTAATCTAAAACCAATAAATCGACTTTATGTCCTTCGGACTCTAACTTCCTGATTTTATTTCTAATATCATTGATAGTTAACGCTCCTGAAGGATATTTTGCAAGTTTAAGAAAATTTTTATGGGTTACAGTTATATCATCAACCATTTGTATAACTTCTTCTCTATTAAATGGCTGTTCGTCAGGCGGTATTCCTGTCCATATAGTATAATGTTTTCTACGAATATCGACAAGATTATCCTCAAAAAATATGTGTAAAACATTTGCCCCATACCCATATGCGGCATTGGCCATTTTTGTTAACCATGTTGTTTTACCAATTCCTGTTGGTGCAAGAAAAATAGCCATTTCTCCACGAGCAATTCCACCTTTAAGAAGATTGTCTATTCCTTCAATTCCAGTTGGAAATGGTAATCTACAATCATCTTCCAATGAACCTGCAACATTCTCAGAAATGTCTTCTATATCATCAACAATTGCTCCGACCTGTAATGCTCCTCGAATTTTATTTTCAATTTTATCATAATTCTCGAAATCACCATTGGTCATAATTTCCTCAGATTCTTTTAAGGCTTTCTTTAATACTTGTTGCCTACAAAAATTCAAGGATGTACTTTTAACATATCGACCATCACCCTCTAATTCTTTTTCTTTGATAGCATTTAAGGTATCTATATGAATTTTGGATGATGTTTCTTTATTTTCTGATAATATTTTCTGTGTTAAAGTTTCGTAATTAGGAATCGAGCCAAAAGTTTTATGAAGCTCTTTAATGTTTTCCATAATATATTTGAAGTAAGGCCCGTCAAAGTACTTACTATCTATAACATCTATTATGGTTAACGCGAATTTTTTATCTTCAATTATGGCTTTAAGTAGGGACTGTTGAAAGGCAGTGCCTAAGTATCCAAAATTTTTTTCATTCATTGTCATACTCCTATTTTAACTCATATTGTAGATAACTCTTGGTTAGTGATTTAGAAGATAAAACATCTGTTAAATCTGATAAAATTTTTCTAACCTTCGGTCTAATATCCACAGAGTAGCGTACTTTGGGATGATAAATATGAGCGGGAAATATCCTAGAGATAAATACTTCATCACCTAGTTTTATTTGTAATAAAAAGTGTTCTTCTTTTTCTCTTGTAGACGAATTTTCGTCTAAAAATAAATTCATATTGTTATTCATAAAATCCAAAGTTTTCATCTTTAGATCTTCTGCGATTTCTTCACAAATGTATCTAACACATTCATAAAGATCAACAGAATTTTTTGCCGATGGATTATAATTTGGAACGTTAAAATATCTCTGAATAACAATGTTTTTCTCTAATGTTAAGAGAAATTCTAGCTTGGTAATGTCCTGATTTTGCATAATCATTACTTTTTAAAATTTAGGTATCGTTTATTTTTTTCTTTTCTGGTTAATCTCAGGAAGGGATTTAAAAATCTAATCCAAGCGTCATCTGATTTTGGTAACACATTGAATATTCCATCTTCCATCATCATTTTCATGGTGTTTTTGTAAGACCTGCCCTCTGGGTCAAGGTTCTCGTTAATTAATTTTGTAATATGTTCCTTTGCCTCCTCTGTTAAAATTGGTTCATCTAAATTCACTATCATATTGTTGATCTGGTAGAATTCTTCTCCGAAAACACCATATTTTGTAACCCCTGTCAATAGATTTCGCACAAGCTTATCCTCTTTATCCTGTTCAAAAAGATAATTTGCTTTGTGTTTTACATAATCTAGTGTCAAAGGTTGAGTTGTAATCTCAGGAAATAGGGTTAGAAGTCTTTTAAGCCCCAAATTCCTTATCCCTGCGATATTATCCGAAGGGTCGCCACACAATATCTTAGCCAACTTAATATTCTCAATCAAAATCTCTTCATGGTCATACACAAAGGTATCTTTTGGTTTATAAAGTTTTCGATGAGACGGATTATATAATTGTGTGTCTTTAGAAACAAGTTGAGTTAGGTCACCGTCTGAAGAAAAAATAATTTTCTTTTCATTTGGTGAATTATGAACATAGAACGCAATACAATCATCAGTTTCACAATATTCATATTCACCCTGCCTGACGTAGACCTCTTCTAAGTATTGCTTAACCCTTGCTCGTTGATAATTATATGAACTAATTTCTTGTTCGGTCTTAAACCTGCTAGATCTATTTTCCTTATAATGACTATAAATCCTTTTCCTTGTTAATGGCGCTTCATCGCCATCCCAAAACACACAAATCTTATCAAGATGATGTGTTTCAAACGATAATCTAAGAGTATTCAAAAAGTGAAATATCGCACCAATGTGCTCACCTTTATAGAAATAATTCTTTACTCCATAGAAACCGATGGTGAGTAAATTGTCGCCATCAACAAGTAAAGTCGGCATTGACCGTAAATTTAAGGGTTACTACTCTTCTTCTTCTTTCACAATATCTGTAGCTGAAATCTCTGAAGTACTAACACCCAACATTTCACTAATATATCCACTAGCACTTATTGTGTATTCTTCAATTGATTTTTTTTCTTCAGATTCAGTTCTAGCTTTCATAAAATCATGTGCAGTGACAATGATTTTACCATCCTCATATCCAAGACCATTGACGTGATTCTTTAACACACTAATTTTAGTCCTTGATGCTATTTTAACCTTTCTTGTTCCACCATCTCCTTTAAACTTGATGGATATTTTGGTTATGCCCGCATTTTTCTGATTTCCAAATAAAAAAACCAGGGTTGAATTTAACCAAATGGATTCGCCACCTTTTGCTTTAATCTTTGGCTGTCCCATAGGACTATCTGGTAACTCAACCCATGGTTGATTTACAATAATTAAAGTATTAGTGTGCTTTCTATCGATTCTTCTTGAACCTGTAATTCTCTGGTTTAGTCCCATTCCTATTTTATCTGACAATACAGAGGCGTTGTGTTGTTTACCACCTTTACCATCATATGTCATTTTACATGGAACAGAGCCCACGGAATCCCACAAAAAACACAAATCATAATCTAACTCTCCCTTATCCTGAGAATCGAGCAGTTGATTTATAAA